AGTGGTATTCTGATGCAAATTTTGTCAGGAAAGAGGAATCGGGCGCTGAAGGCGGTCCTCTACGGTCCAGAGGGCATCGGGAAATCCACCTTTGCCTCCCACTTCCCGGAGCCGCTGTACATCGACACCGAGGGTTCTACCGCCTTTATGGACGTGCGCAGGTTCACCCGGCCCCAGAGCTGGGCGGAGCTGACCGAACAGGTGAAGCATGTCCGGGACACCCCTGGGCTGTGCAAAACGCTGGCCATCGATACGGCGGACTGGGCGGAGCAGCTATGTATGGCCAGCATTTGCGCCAACAGGAAATTGAGCGGAATAGAGGACCTTGGATATGGAAAAGGTTATGTCTATCTGGCAGAAGAATTCGGTAAGCTGCTGAACCTTCTGGAGGAAGTGATTGACCGGGAGATCAACGTAATCCTGACCGCTCACGCCATGATGCGTAAATTTGAGCAGCCAGATGAGATGGGCGCTTATGACCGCTGGGAGCTGAAGCTGCAAAAAAAGGATGCACCGTTACTAAAAGAATGGGCGGATATGGTATTGTTTGCAAACTACAAAACCATTGTTGTAAATGTGGACAACCAGGGTGCAGCGAAAGGAAAGAATAAGGCACAGGGCGGAAAGCGTGTGATGTATACGGAGCATCATCCATGCTGGGATGCGAAAAACCGGCATGGACTGCTACAGGAGCTGCCCTTTACCTTTTCCTCCATTGCGCACTGCATCCCGGAAATAAGGGGGGAAGGACAGGGAACATTTACCCCGCCGGCAACTCCGGATAAACCAAGGCAGCCAGAAGGGAACTGTTATGCCAGGGATGAAGAAATGCATCCCTCCCATGGAACAGCAGACAGAGGAAGAGATGTTGTGTCAAATGCAAAGAAGGCTCCGACAGAGAATTCAGAGGCAGCGGCGCAGAGAATTCCAAAGAAGCTGCTGGATTTGATGAATTCCTATCATGTTGTGATCGAAGATGTGACTGGGGCAGTAGAAAAGCGCGGTTATTATCCGAAAGGGACACCAATAACAAATTACGAACCTGCATTTATCGAGGGGGTGCTGGTTGCTGCGTGGCCAAAGGTTTATGAGATGATCAAAGAGAATAAGCGGGCGGCTGGAGAATTTATTAACATTCCTGATGGGATGGCAGACGAGCTGCCATTTAACTAAATTATAACTGTGTGTGCAACAGAAATGGAGTGGATATGATGGAAAAAGAGTTGGGCTGGGATGACCAGATAGAGAAAGACAGTGCGGATTTTGTGATCCTTCCGGAAGGGGATTATGATTTTGAAGTCGAATATATGGAACGTGGAAGGCATAACGGCAGCGATAGACTCCCGCCATGCAATAAAGCAACATTGTCGGTTCGGCTGATGGCAGAGGATGGACAGGAAGCGGTAATAAAGCATAACCTGTTTTTGCACAGTAAATGTGAAGGATTGCTTTGTGCATTCTTTACAGCGATCGGACAGCGCAAGCATGGGGAAAAAATTAGTATGAATTGGAATGCGGTTCCAGGTTCTAGAGGCCGCTGTAAGATCAAGATTCGGAATTGGAAGAGTACCAACGGAAACGAGATACAGAGCAATGAGATTGTGCGGTTTTACGAGCCGGAGGAAGGGCAGAAAACCGCGCCGCAATGGAAGGCGGGGGATTTTTGATGGAACTTCGGCCATATCAGGAAGAGGCAAAAACGGCAATCTTCGAACAGTGGGGGAGCGGGAATGCACGGACGCTGCTTGTGTTGCCCACCGGATGCGGCAAGACGATTGTCTTCGCAAAAGTGACGGAAGAATGTGTCCGGGAAGGGGAGCGGGTTCTTATCCTGGCGCACCGTGGGGAGCTTTTGCAGCAGGCAGCGGATAAGATTGCAAAAACAACCGGACTAGGCTGCGCAACGGAAAAAGCGGGACAGTCCTGCCTGGGGAGTTGGTTCCGGGTTGTGGTTGGCTCCGTCCAGACAATGATGAGGGAAAGCAGACTGCGGCAATTTGATGCTGGTTACTTCAACACAATCATTATTGACGAGGCACACCATTGTATTACGGATAGTTACCAGAATATCCTGAAGCATTTTTATAAGGCGAAAGTATTGGGTGTAACCGCAACACCGGATCGCGGGGATATGAAAAATCTAGGTTCGGTTTTTCAATCCCTTGCCTATGAATATACTTTGCAGAGGGCGATTAAAGAAGGATACTTAACACCGATCCGGGCGCAGACTATTCCATTGCGATTAGATTTAAGCAGGGTGGGAATCCAGGGAGGCGACTTTAAAACGGCGGATCTTGGATGTGCACTTGACCCTTATCTGTATCAGATCGCAGATGAAATGAAGAAATATTGTGCCGGGCGTAAAACCGTTGTTTTCCTGCCACTTGTCAATACAAGCCAGAAGTTCCGTGATATTTTGCAGGAAAAAGGGTTTCGTGCGGTAGAGGTAAATGGGGAGAGCAAGGATCGTGCAGAGATTCTAAAAGGCTTTGAAGAGGGAGCATATGATGTACTTTGCAATTCCATGTTGTTAACGGAAGGTTGGGATTGCCCAAATGTGGACTGCGTGGTTGTGCTCCGGCCAACGAAGGTGCGTGCCCTGTATGCGCAGATGGTAGGGCGGGGAACCCGGCTGTATCCGGGAAAAGAATATTTGTTGTTATTGGATTTTTTATGGCATACTGAGCGGCATGAACTATGTCATCCGGCGCATCTTATCTGCGAGAATGATGAAGTGGCAGAAAGGATGACAAAAAACCTGGAAGAATCCGGGATGCTGGTTGACCTGGAGGAAGCCGAGTGCGCTGCGTCGCAGGATGTGATTGCACAGCGGGAGGAATCCCTGGCAAATCAGTTGAGGGAGATGAAAAACCGCAAGGGAAGATTGGTTGATCCTTTGCAGTTTGAACTATCCATCCAGGCCGAAGATTTATCGAACTATGTCCCTGCTTTTGGCTGGGAGATGGGACCGGCAAGTGAAAAGCAGTTGGCGAGCCTTGAGAGGCTGGGGATTTCCCCTGACCAGGTTGGGAATGCAGGGAAGGCCGCGAAGCTGCTTGACCGGCTGGATAAACGCAGGAGGGAAGGATTGACCACGCCGAAGCAGATCCGTTTCCTGGAAGGCAGGGGGTTCAATCATGTCGGTACATGGCAGTTTGATACAGCCAAAAATATGATTGACCGGATAGCAGCGAATGGGTGGAAGGTTCCTGCCTCCATCCAGCCAGCAGAATATATTCCATCACCGGGTGAAGGTGGAGAGTATGGATGGTAGAACATAAATATAATATATTGGAATTGCTGTCCTATATCAATCCAGCAGGATTGAATTATCAACAATGGATTAATATTGGGATGGCCCTGAAGGAAGAAGGATATTCTGTGGAGGACTGGGACCGCTGGAGTAAAGCGGATCAACGGTACCGAAGCGGGGAATGTGTGCGAAAATGGGCATCGTTCCGGGGTGCTGCCACAACACCAGTTACAGCGGGGACAATTGTAAAATTAGCGCGTCAGAATGGTTGGAAACCATCGGATCTCGGCGGCGAAATTGACTGGGAGGGAACGATTGGACCGAAAGATTTAAAGGAAAATGGCGGTAAAAAATCCTGTAGGAAGATTGTGGAACCTGGGGAAGCACACTGGAAACCTGTGGATGAGCTGATATGCTATCTGGAAACATTGTTTGTCCCATCGGATCATGTGGGATATGTGACAGAAACATGGAAGCAGGAGGATGGGACGTACAGACCAACAAAGGGGAGCTATGACCGGACAGCGGGACAATTGATTCAGGCTCTGAAAAAATGTGGGGGAGATATTGGGGCGGTACTGGGGGATTACCGGAAAGAAGCAGGTGCATGGATTCGCTTTAACCCCCTGGATGGAAAAGGGATTAGGAATGAAAATGTTACAGAATACCGGTATGCATTAGTTGAGTCGGACAAAGAAGAAATCGACAAACAAAATGCTATTTTACGCCGGCTGGAACTTCCTATTGCGGCATTGGTACACAGTGGAAACAAAAGCTTACATGCCATTGTGCATATTGATGCGGGGAATCATGCAGAGTACGAAAGACGGGTAAAACATCTCTATGCTGTCTGTAAAAAGAATGGGTTGGAGGTTGATACACAGAACAAAAACCCATCCAGGATGAGCCGTATGCCAGGTGTTTTCAGGAATGGGCACAAGCAGTTCCTTGTGGCAGTCAATATCGGGAAACGTTCGTTGGCAGAATGGGAAGCGTGGATGGAGGAAATGGATGATGATCTTCCTGACACGGAAAACCTGGCAGCAGAATGGGATAACCTGCCGGAATTGGCAATGCCACTGATCGAAGGCGTTCTGCGGCAGGGACATAAGCTCTTACTTGCAGGACCATCCAAGGCTGGCAAGTCATTTGCACTAATTGAAATGTGCATTGCCATCGCAGAAGGGCGCAGGTGGCTTTCCTGGCAGTGTAACCAGGGGAAGGTATTGTATGTCAACTTGGAACTTGACCGTGCATCCTGCCTGCACCGGTTTGCGGATGTGTATGGTGCGCTGGGGTGGAAACCGAAAAATTTAGCCAATATCGATGTCTGGAACCTGCGCGGGAAATCAGTCCCTATGGACAAACTGGCACCGAAACTGATCCACAGGGCGCTTAAAAAAGAGTATATTGCCGTAATCATTGACCCAATCTATAAGGTTATTACCGGGGACGAGAACAGCGCAAACCAGATGGCAGAGTTTTGTAACCAGTTTGACAAAGTATGCACGGAACTTGGCTGTGCGGTAATCTATTGCCATCACCATTCAAAAGGGGGGCAAAGTGGAAAGAAATCCATGGATAGAGCTTCTGGTTCCGGAGTGTTTGCACGCGATCCGGACGCACTGCTTGACTTGATTGAACTGGAAGTAACCGAGGATCTTCAGAAACAGGAAGATAATAAAGCAGTATGTAGAGCCTGTCAGAAATATCTGGATGTGCAGATAAAAAACTGGAGGGAAGAGGTTGGTCAGGATGGGTTGTACAGTGCATCACAGATGCAGGAATACTGTAAAAAGAAGTTATCCCCAGGGCAGATGGGGGAACTGGGGAAACTGGTCTTTTCCGCAAAACAGCGGGCAAAGATAATGACTGCATGGAGAGTGGAGGGGACACTTCGCGAATTCCCCAAATTTGAGCCGGTGAACCTTTGGTTTGACTTTCCGGTGCACCGTGTGGATAAAAGTGGGATACTTATGGATTCTGCCCCGGATGGGGAGGGGAAAACTAAGATCGCAAAGAAGAAGACCCCGGAAGAAAAGAAGAATGCGAAAAATGAGGATTTAAGAAAAGCTTTTGAGGCAAATGACCTGAAAAATGAAGGAAAGGTCAAATTATCCGATATCAGTGAGTATATGGGCATTTCGGTCAACACGATAAAAAAATATGTGGACAAATCCGGGGAGTTTCGCAGGGAGAATGGCATGGTAGTCAAGGCACCAATAGGAGAATTGGTTACCTGATTACAGATAAGTGCCAAAAATGGGAGTTAAAGTGTCAAATGGAGATGTTGACGCTTTGACCGCAAAGAATTGTCAGGTGCCAAATGGAGATGTTGACACTTTGACAGCAGGTGTCAAAAACAGGTGTCAGGTGTCAAAAAGAAGATTTGACAGTTGACAGCAGGTGTCAAAAATAGGTGTCAAGGTGTCAAAAAGGAGATTTGATACCCTGATATCAAGCGGCATGTGAGGTGTCAAAAAAGGGGGTGTCAAAAGCCCCCTCTATAGAGGGGGGCTTTTGACACACACCCCATTTTGACAGCCCACCCCATAGCGCAAGCGAGCAAGCAGATGGGTGTCAATACCAAAAGGAGGACTGACAGTTGGAAACTCAATTTTTTCTGGCCATAAATCCGCCCACCGTGACCCATCAGGAAAAGCGGGC